CCGCGACAGAGGCGTTGGCGTTGAGGATGGCAAGCGCCACCTTGTTGACCGTCAGCGAGCACGCGCCCTGAACCGCTGCGGTCATGCCGCTGATTAAGGTGGTGACGGTCTGAAGCGAGAGACTGAGCATTATGACCCCACAGGGAAGGACAGCACCGTCGTGGCGCCCGTAACCGCGTCGGCGTATTGGATCGTGAGCGTCACGACGCTATTCGCCGCAACCAATACGGTGACGATCGGCTCGGGCGACACCGCTACCGACATCTCGAGCGCGAGCTGCTGGCGGACGATGGCGCCTATTACTGGCCCGTTGGTCGGCTGGCCAACTAACTCGGGCAGCCCGCAGCCGTAGCTAAGGTCCCATATATCCGCCCCTACGGCGGTTAGCAGCCGGTGCAGGACGCTCTGCTGCGTTTCGCTGTCGGCGCTGGACGTGTCGGTGACAGTCGCAAGGTCGCCGTCCCAACCGATTTGCAGGTCGCTGCCCCACACGTGCGCAAGGTCTGTCATCTACGCGGACTGCGAAGTGGGCGAGCCGACGTTGACCGCGGCGCCGCAGGCTGCTTTGTCCGTCACGCGGCAGAGTGGGATGTTGTTCGCCTTAGACACCGCGGAGGCGGAGACCATCTGGGTGATGCCGTGAGTCGGAATCGGGCACGAGTGCCAGTCGCCCAGCACGCAGACAAGAATGCCGTCCGCTGTGATGTTCGTTGTCTGCACCTGGCAGATGAAACCGCCGTGGTCGGACGGGTCGCCTAACCGTGCGATCGGTTCCATTGCCATAGCTACACTCCGAGCTGCGTGTTGCCGCTGACCGTCAGGTTGCCGGCCATCGTCATGTTGCCGGTCCCGGTGCCGACCGCTGAGATGTTACCGGTCACTAGCAGGTTGCCGAGCAGGTGCAGCGTGCCGTTGTTCATGAATTGAAGCGTCGTGCCGCTCACGTCTTCGAGCGTCATCTGGCCGTCGTTGGTCAGCACCACCTTGGCCCCGGCGCCGTCCTTCACGGTGATGTGGCCGTTGTTGGCCATCATTATGTAGCCGCCGGACTTGTGGAATATGAGCCACTCGCCCGACTGCGCCGGGGCGCCGGCAACCGTTGGCGCCAGCGTGCCTGTGCTGTAAAGCCGGCCCTCCACGATGCCGTGCTCGGCGTCGCCTTCCTGAAACGACACCTTAACCTGATCGCCGGGGGACGGCGGGTGCGCCGTGCCGATCCAGGGCGTCGGCACCGGCAGCCAGCCCGACAGCACGCCCTCGGGCTGTATCATCACGCGGACCGCGTAGTTGGTCGGGTCTACGCTGGTGACGGTGCCCATGCGCGTCTCGGCGCTGGCCATGTCCAGACCGTTCGCGTTGACCCGGAGGCCGTTCAGAAAACGATACATCACTCTACCGTGGTCTGCGTGCGGGGCGACGTGTTCTTGCCGCGGACGCGCTGGGTGAAACCGTTCTCAAAGCTAATCTCGCGCTCGATCTCCGCGACGTAGTAGGCTTGGTCCCACGACGTGCCGGTGCCCGTCAGGCCCAGCATGTTGCGCGGGGTCAGCGTAAGCTCCCCCGGCATCGTCAGGTTGATAAGCCGCTCGTGCTTCGTCAGTTCGATAAGCTGCTGCTGCCCGAACTTCAGCGCTTCGTCGGGCGTCATGTTCGGCTTCACGAACACGTAGTTCTGCGTCGTCTGGCTAGACTTGGCGCCCGTCGCTTTGACGATGCGGGTGAAGGCGTTCTTCTGCTTGGAGTTCCAAGTCTTGACCGTCACCTGGATATCCTTGGCAATCGTCAGGCTACGTTCCAGGGACAGCGTGAGAACGTTCATCACTATTGGCGGACCGGCCTGGTAGATGATCGGAAACGGGGGCGCGGTTGAGGGTGCGGTGGGCTGAAAATGTAGCTCTTTTCCGGACACGAACAGGTCGTAGCCCTCGGTCTGCGCGAGGTAGGTCAGCAGGTCCCACTCAGTCGTCTGCCGGCTGAAGTTGCCGAGCGAGGTGCGGTCGTGCTCAAGCTGGTAGTATTGGCCCACGAGGGTCGACGTGGCCGTGACCACCGGGGTCAGGCCGTGCCGGCCCGCAAGGATGGTAGCGATCTGGCTGCTGGTTTTGTTGGCGAACGTCTCTTGCGTCTTGGTGTCGATCAGCGCCGAGGATAGATCGCGGCCCTGTAGCACGATGGTGCCCTGCGCCGGGTCAAACTGCACGTGGTCGACAACGCCGATCAGCATGGAATGAAAGCCCGCGTTGGCGCCCTCGGGCGCATCGGGCGGCAGCAGCGCGTATTGAATCTCAATCTGCACGTCGGTGTTGTCACCCCACCACGCCGGCCCCATCGTCGGGTCAACGCCGGTGGCGATCGTGAGGTGGAAAGCGTCGGCGTGCATGTAGCCGTTGTTCGTCACCTCGGCGCGAGTGACGCCGCGTATCTGGGCGCCGTTGGCGGTGACGAGCAGCCGCGGGCGGCGCGCGCTGCTGGTGCCGCTCATTGCGGCTGCGGGATTCCGCCCGTGAGGGTGGGGTCGGGGTCGGGGATCAGCAGCGTCCCCGCCGTAGCGATGAACGGGTCCGCGAGGGTGTTCAACTGCGCGATACGAATCCACTGCGTCGCGTCGGCCAGGTATTGGGCGGCCAGCGCGAACAGGTTGACACCGGGCAGCACGTAGATCGTCTGCACGCTACCCTCCCGCGTTGTTCAGGTTGACCGTCATCCGCGCGAGGGGCGCGGCCATATTCGTCAACCCGGCGAGGCTCTGTGAGCCCGTCAGGGCGCCCCTCAGGGCCGCTAGGCCGCTTGCGGGGGTAGTAGCCCCTAGCGGTGTGCCCGTGACGCTGGCGGTGGCTAGAAGCGGCCCCATGGCCGTCTCTGTGGACGCCAGGCCCATGCTAACCGCGCCGGACGCCAGGCCGACCGCACCAGCGACGCTAGCGAAGGCCGGGCTGCCGCCCGTCAGGACGCCAACCACCGGCAGGACCGCTTGCACCTGAGCGACAGCGGCCTGCGCCGTTTGCAGCACGGGCGTAAGCGTCGACATGTCCAGGCCGAGCGCGCTAGATACGTCAGCGGCCACCTGGCCGAGCAGGCCCGGCTGCGGCGGCCCCGCCGGCATCGGCTGAACGATGCAGCCTATGCTGTAGGGCAGCCAGAAGCCGTTGCGCTCGCTGGTGACTGTGAAGGACGATATGACGACGGTGCGCGTGAAGCCGGGCCAGGACAGGGGGACCGCGACGCCAGCCGAGCGCATCGCGTCGAGCGCACGCGCGCCGTAGTTGGCGAGCGGCCCCGACAGGAAGCCGGTCCACTTAATCTCGGCGTCGTCCGGCCCCATCGCATCAATGACGCGGGCGCCGCCGGGGAGCTTGTGGACGGTAGTCTTTTGCGCGCCGCCCCAGTTCAGTTTCTCAGGCACTTCCAGCCCGGACAAAAATATACCGCCGACCGATACCGTGCCGTTGAACAACCCGCCAATGGCGGCGACACCCGATACGGCGGTTGCTAAGTTCATGTATCCACCGATTGGCTGGGGGCGTGCGGCGATGTCGACGGGCTGTAGCGATTAGAGCCGGTCGGCGGTAGCGCCATCTGCCCCGCAAGCTGATCGGCTACCGCCTTGGCGATCGTGCGCCCGTCAAGCTGGATGTAGCTGATCGTCTGCACGTGCGGCTCAAAGTTGATGGCGGGGGGAACGTAGGACTCTTTTTGGACGTTGCCGCCGGGGGCATTGGGGTCAGCGTTGAGCGGGTGGGGGTGGAAAGTGTCGTTAAGCACCTTCGGCAAGTTAAGGTGGTCTTTGTCGAAGAGGCTGCCAGATTGCTCCGGCCCGATTATGACGCCGTTCCCGTCGACGTTGTTCTTCGGCAGGGTCAGTTTCGACATCGCCACCACGGCGCCGGTTATCCACTCAAAGAACGCTTGCATCGCGTGCATGGTGGCGACTATGGCCGGCGCGTTTACCTTTTCGATGACTTCCATCAGGTTGCCGAACGCAGTGCCAGCCGCGCTCATGTTGTAGTTGATACTCTCGGCCCGAAACTCGTTGATCGCCTGCTGCCTACCAAGCGTCTGGTGAATCATGACGCCGGCTTTTTCAACTTGCGGATGGTTGCCCATGAACATGGCGCCCATCTTCTGGCCCGGCGCAGTGCTTAGCAGCTTGTAGTTCTCTGCGGATTGCTGCTGCTCAGTCTTGATACCGTGGGCGATCTCCGCCTCGCGAACGGTCGTATCAAAATACTCGCCGAAGCCGCCTGGCACGTCCAGCTTCTTCGCGAGGTAACGCTGCGCTGCTTCGTTTAGAGTGATGCCGCCGCCGCTCTTTTTGTAGTCACCACCGGGGCCGAGCAGGCCAAGCCGCTTCATTTCCTCGCCAACCGGCGTCGCCATCTTACCGCCGTAGAACTGACGGCCAAGGGACTGCAACCCGGTGCCGGTGCGCGAGCCACCCTGCTCTGTGACGCTCGCGAGGACCATCGCATAGAAGTCCTCCGGGTCCATCATTCGAGCAACCAGCGCGCCCTGCTTCATGATGTTAAGGAAGTCGGCCCCTTTGGCCATCCCCCGCGCGGTGGTAAATGCCCTGTATTCCGCGTCCATCGCGCGGTCATACAGTTCCGGGTCCATCTTCCCGGTCTCCCTGTTGATGTTCCAGCCTGGTATATCCGCGCCCTTTTCAAGCTGTTGCAGCACGCCCGCCACTTCTTCGCGGGGGATGGAGCCAGCAAGCGCGGCGGCGGTTAGCAAAGCGCTCTGCTGCGCGCGGTTCGCGTCGCGCAGGGGGTTGTCTGACCCTGGCGTCCCATCAGGGACCGTCAGGCCCATAATGTCGCGTGTGTTACCGGCGATCGTGTTGATCTCGCCCAGGTCGAGGTTGGGCAGACGCAAGGACCACTGCACGGCAGCGTCCTCTTGCGCCGCCTGCTGTGCCTTGGTCATGCCGGCGACTATGTTCTTGACGCCTTGGTCGTTAAAGCTGCTGAACTTCTCCAGCGCATCCTTCATGCTGTTGAACACGGAGTCAATAACCGCGACGGCCATGTAGGTGCGGAACAGTAGGGCGGTCGGGTGGCCGCCGCGCATCGGGCCACTCTTTCCGCCGCGGCCGCCGCCACCCTCACTCGGGGGCTCGCCCGGGGGTGCCGGCGGTGGCTCGTAGTTGCTGTAGGTCCGCGGGGAGCTTTCGTCAAAGGGTTCGTCGGCCCTAGGACCGCCGCTCTGGGGACCGCCTTCGCCGCCGGGGGAGGGGGGAGCCAGGAGTGGGAAGGACCGTGGCGCGGCGCCTTCGCCGCCGGGGGAGGGGGGAGCCAGGAGTGGGAAGGACCGTGGCGCGGCGCCGGCCGCACGCGGGCCGCCAGCGCCCATGTTGGCGCGAGCAGCCGCCTCGGACACGCGGGCCATGGCGTCTGCGAGTCCGTTAGCCGCGGTCTCGGCGCCGCGGAGGCCGGCCGCCATGCTGGCGATCGACTCGTTTGTGTCAGTGACCGCCTTCTGAACCTTCTCGAACGCCTTGAGCATCTCGGCCAGGGGGCCGAGCAACTTTTCCTCGTTCATCACGAGGCTGACGCCAATCTGGTAGGCTTCAATCATTTTGCTTGCCTACGGTATAGAAAGGGGCTACGAGGCCCCAGAATTGCTCAAGCTAGAAAGGAACAAGCCATGCTTACCATCGTTTTCGCCATCGTTGTGGGCGCCGCGATATGCTGCATGCTGGGGGTGAAGGGCCTGAAGGCCCTCGGCTGGATAATCTTGGCGACGCTCGGCGGAGGCGCGCTCTTGATCCTGGGCTTCGTCACCGCGGACGGGTCATTTGACGTGTCTGGGGTGATCGGCGCCGTTTTTGGCGTCGCCGCGCTGGTAGTTGTGCTGGTGTGGAATGCTCGCACGCCCTACAGCTTGTCGGCCAGCACAGACACCACGGCCTCGGCTATCTCCACCACAGCTTCCGGTCCCTTGCGCACTGCGGCGCCGCCCAAGAACGAGCGGGGCGGGATCGGATAGACCGCGTTTGAAGTGCCTAGTTCCTGCCACACGGCCTTGGGGTCGTTCGACCCCACCACCGCCACGTAGCCGCTTACCTGGTGCTCAATGCTGTCGCGTAGACCGCCCGTGCGCAGCAGAGGATCGTCGCCCTCCCTGCCTGGTATTACCGTGCCGTTCTCATGGACGAAGCCGTTAAGCGTCGCAGGAGACAGCGGCTCCCACGCCTTGAACGGCCCGGCCGCCCCCTGGTAGTGCCCGATTTCCGCCTTGGCCTCGGCCTCGATGATCTTCGCCGCCTCGCCTAGCCCGTGGCGCGCAGCGGCCGGCACTGCCTCGATGCGGGTCTGCATGAAGGCCGCAAACTCGCCGAAGCTGTTGAACTTTCTCATTTCTTCTCGCGCCAGCGCATCGTGTTCCAGTTGTAGCTGCCGCCGTCGTTTTCGCCGAACGCGATGGCGAACGCCAGGCGGCGGGCCGGGCTCATACGCATTGCAATCTCATATGGCACCCCTTTGCTCACGAGGTAGAGCGACTCTCGTAGGCCAGGGGTGCGCATTAGTTTTTTGCCGTTTCTACCGTCTTATCCTCGGCCGGCTTGTCGCCGCCGAACAGCGCCTTGGACACGGCGGTGAAGCCTTCGTTGCCGAGCTTGCGGGCCAGCGCCTTCATCCCGTTCTTGTCGCGGGGGCGAGGGACCGGAACCCCGCCGAGGTCCGATACGGAACAGATAACCATCGCGTAGCGGACGAAGCCGACGTTTGACGACGCATCCTCGGCCGCTTCCATCAGGTCCAGCACGTCGGCCGGGTCCAGCGGAGAGATGACGATCTTGCGGCCGGAAGCGTCGACGGTCTCGATTTTCTCGGGTTCCACGTTACACCGCGTCGCGAGTGCTGGCGAAGAAGGCGATCTTCTGCTTCACCGCCCCGTCCGCCTTCCAGCTACCGGAGTCCGACAGGTTCATAGTGACCCCGTTGAACACGTAGGTGGACTCCGACCCGTCAACTTCGTTGACATACTGGTAAATCTGGCCGATGCCGAACAGCCCCGTGGCCCAGAAGCCCTGCTCAATCGTGCTGAACAGATCATCAACCGAGCTCGACGCGCGGTCGACGCCGAAGGAGCCGGTCCAGCCCTTCGGCAGATCGGCGCCCAGCGGCGGCCCGTTGAGGGGCATCACGCGCACGGCCTGCACGTCCTGCTTGGCCTCGAAGTCCGTGACGATCGACAGATCGACACGCTGGCCGGTCGGCGCGATCAGCACAAGGGTGCAGTCAAGCCCGACGTTAAAAGTGTTTGTTGGCATGTGCTAACTTCCTACTTATGCCGGCGACGCTGCGCCGCTTGCCAGCGATGACTGCGTTAGGACCACAACGGTCTGCCCGCCCTCTAGATTGACGATGAACTTCTCGTTGATCGCCTGGTATTGAACCTGCACGTTGGCGGTGCAGTAGCCAAGGCCCGTCATGCTCGGCGGGTTATTCGCCACGCTGCACGCCACCGAGTAGGGGAGCGAACCATCGGTGCTGCCAAGCTGCCCCGAGATCAGCAGGTTGTTAAGGAAGTTCATCAGCGTCGAGGTGACACGCTTGAACAGCCCTGAGTTGATAAGCATACCGACGTAGACGCCCATGCCGGCGGCGAGGGTCGAAGCGATGTAGTTCGTCATGCGGGTGTAGTTGTCGCCGTTGATCGCCGGGTTGCTGCTGCTGTTGTGCCCCGCGCGGCAGCCCCAGATGGCGCCGGACGGCTGCGGGTTGCAGATCACGTCAATGCCGTTCTGGATCATAAGCTGAAGGTCAGCGTTGGCGTAGGTGGTGTTCTGCGAGCCGATCAGCCCGGATTTCTGCGTGCCGATGATGCCATAGAGCGGCTTGTTGAGGCTCGACTGCTCGGGCGACAGGTTGGCCAGGATGCCCGCTGCGAAGCCCTGCGGCGATACCAGTCGGACCACTTGGTTAACCGGGTCCTGCCAGTAAATCCAATCGCCCATCATCAGCTTGACGGCGTATGAGTTCAGGCCCGCCGTCGCCTTCACGTCCACGACGCCCGTAGTGCCGTTGGCGATGGCCATGCCGGCCGTCGCAGTGCAGACCATGTAGATGCCTTCGGACAGGCCGAAAGCGGCCTGCGTCGACCACGTGTTGGATGCGCTAAGCGCGCCGCCGTCCGCATCGGCCAGCATGGCGATGCCGCAGCCCTGCTTGCGCAGGGCATACATGCCCGTGCGCGCCGGGGCCAGCGTGTCAACGCCGATCAGCTTCGCGTCGGGGGTGGTGGCCATGGTCGCGCCGTCCAGGCCGCCCGTGAGGGTGACGGTCTGGGCGAGAGGCACGATAACCCCCGCGCTCGAAGTCGCGGTTACGAAGTTGGACGGGCCGCGGAAGATGCTGTTGCCGTTGTTGATCGCGTTGGCGGCATTAACCCAAAACGCGTTGGCGGTGCCGGGGATGCTGTCGAACACCTCGGCCTGGTAGCCGGGCACGCCGATAACGATGCGGAAGGTGCTGCTCAGGCTGCCGGGGGATACCGTTGCGGAGATGCTGTTTCCAAGCGTGCCGGTATACAGCGCCTGCAAAGTCAAACTTCCTACCGCGAGGACGCCGTTCGTCGCGCCGCCTGCCGCAACGTCGGTGCCATCTGTCACGCGGACGCAGCGAAAGTTGGACGCGCCCTGTAGCACTGCGCAGGCGACCGCCGTGCCCATGTCATACTTGCGGTTCTGGATCGCCCCAAAGGTCTGCGAATACTGCGCCATGTTGCCGACGATCATCGGCTGGCTGACCGGCCCCCACTGCGCCGTGCCGACAACGCCGAGCACATTGGTGGGGACGCCGTTGATAAGCAGGTTCTGCGGCGGGACGATCTGGACGTAAAGGTCCGGGACAATGAGGGCGGTCGTGTTAAGGCTGCCCTGCTGAACGATCTGCGGCATTGAGTGATTCCTATGGTCGGAGTTGCGCCGCTACCCGGCGGGCGGGAACGGGTAGGTAGTCGGGTTGAAAGAGAACGGAGTGATGCCGCGGATTCTGCCCCACGTGCCGGTGAGGGTTCCCGTAGCTGACGACGTGGCGGTCGCGAGGCCGGTCCCGTAGAACAGAGCCGACGTAGACGACGCCGCGACAGCGCTGCCTGTAAGGACGCCAGCGCCTTTCAGGATGCCGGTAGCTAGACAGGCTACAGCAGGGGCACCGACAAGCGCGCCGAAGCCGGTTAGCGCGCCGGCCGCGGATGCCGCTGCAATGGCGGTGCCGGCGATCGCGTCGGAGCCGCCGAGCGCGCCAGATACAAACGCCGCAGCGATAGAAGTGCCTGCGAGCGCGCCAGCGCCGTGCAGGGTGGCCGTAGCCGTGGCCGCCGCCGTTGCCGAGCCCGAGAGGGTAACGGCGCCGGATAGCGCGCCGGCAGCCGTCGTGACTTCCGTTGCCGCGCCAGTGAGCGCGCCGAAACCCATAAGCGTGGCCGTTGCCACCGTGGCCTCGACCGAGGCGCCTGTAAAGGCGCCTGCGCCCGTGAGGGTGGCTGTAGCCGTGGCCGCCGCCGTTGCCGAGCCTGACAGGCCAACGCCGCCGCTCAGTGTGCCAGTAGCCGTAGTGGCTTCCGTCGCCGAGCCGGTAAGGGCGCCTGCGCCCGTCAGGGTAGAGGTGGCCGTCGTCGCTTCGGCCGAGGTGCCGGCAAGGGCGCCAGCACCCGTCAGAGTGGCCGTGGCCGTGGCCGCTGCCACCGCGGCGCCAGTGATGGCGCCTTGGACCAGCGAGCCGGTGACTACCGCAGCCGCCGTAGCCGCGCCCGCGAGGGCGCCTGCACCCGTGAGGGTGGCCGTGGCCGTCGTGGCTTCGGTCGAGGCGCCTGTGAGCGCGCCAGCACCCTTTAGGGCGGCCGTGGTCGTCGCGGCTGCCGCCGCCGCGCCCGTGAGGGCGCCTGCGCCCTTGAGAGTGGCCGTTGCCGTCGCGGCTGCCGCCGCCGCGCCCGTGAGGGCGCTTGGGGCAGCGGGCGGCTGCGCCGATATGGGCACAGAAGAAAGCGGGGAAAATCCTAACACTTAAATCACCGCCCTTGTGGCTACGGCCTTAGCCTTCCAGGCCCGGCAAGCGCTGGCGTCGGCGCCTGCCAGACAACGACTTTCGTCACCGTCATAGGCCAGTTCGCCGACGCGTCCATCATCAGACAGTATGTGTCCGTTCCCATCGTGGGGTAGGTGTTGACTGGCTGGCCATTTGGCGAACCATTCGACGAAGGCGCCGTAAGCGGCCCAAAAGTCAGGGTGCTATTTACCACCTCGTTGCCGGTGTATTCGAGAATCCCCGTATTTTGGGCGCCGCCCCCCGCGCTCAGCGGAGGCATTACGAGTGCCCCGCGAGGGCTGCTCCCGATGCCCACGCTCCAGCTATAGTTGATGACCCCGGCGCCCTGGCCGCCAGACCAATAGTAGTGCCCGTCACCATCCAGAGTCGCGCTGTTTATGTCGCTTTGGCCATAAGCTGACTCGAACCCGTTTATCTCCGTCGCATAGAGATTTGAGGAGATAGTCCCTGAAGCCAGCACGCGAGAGGAAAGCAGCCAATAGGTGGGATCACTCTCATATGTGGTGTAGTTTCCCCCGGCGGTTCCATAGGTCGAAGTGACATCAACGTAAAAGGGCGGCGTGAAGGTAGTTCCAACGTAACCCGGAGCAGACGCGCTATAGCCACAGGTGTTGAACATCGAGCCGTTATGCGCCGCTGCAAACTGGTATGTGCCGCCCGTGCTACCCGCAGTCGTGACATGCGAAAGCGTCGCAGTTGTTCCGGATAGCGTGTAG